TGCAGCCATGCCTCTATCGTAAACTTTTTTTAGAATACCGTATGGCATTCCAGATTTTTCAGCTTTATTTTTTAGACCTTCGATTTGTTCAAAAATCTTTTTTGCTGGGTGGTCTTCGTTCTTCATTGCCTTATCTAAATCTTTTGCCTGTTTAGCGTGTGCCTTTACTGCACCTTTTAACTGACCTATAACATCTTTGACCGTAGGTTTATCTTTACTATCTAAATCTTCTACTAGTTTTGATAACTGATTAATTTTAGCATATTTAATTGCTAATTGAGTTGGTATATCCATATCTTTAATCATTTTCTTAACAGCAGGTGTAACATCTTTTTTAGTTTTATGTTGCCATACTTTTTTGATATTTGCTAATTGAGATGTATTCATTTTAGGTTTTAGATAATCAACATCTTCTTTCATCTTCTTCATTTTATCTCTTAAATGTTTATAAGCAACACCGACCTGAAGTAATGGTTCACCTGTTTCTGGATTTACCATTTTTTCAGTTTCTTTTTTAGCAACTTTAGCTTTATCCGTTTCTGCTTTTACTTTTAAAGATTGTATCTCTGCGTCTTTTTTATCTATCTCTGACTTTAATTTTTCTTTATCATCTGTTTTTTCTTTTTTCTCTGCATGTTCAGCTTCGCCGTCAGGTGCAACATCAGTTTTTTTCATCTTCTTTTTTTCATCTTCTTCATTAACAGATTCAGGTACACAATTAGGTACCATTTTGTCACCTTTTTTCTTCATGCCTACTTTTTTATAACCAACCCAACATGCTTCATAAACTGGATTGTAAAAATCTTCGTCTGCGCTTTCATCAATAGCATAACTTTCTGCTCTTATTGTTGCGCCATAATTGTTTTTTAAATCTGTAGCATACTTGTTAAGGTCTGCACCTTTTCCATCTACTTTTAATGCTTTTTGTGTTCCTGAAATAGTGAAACCTTGTTTTGCTAAATCAGTTGAAGCTTTTGCCATCATGTCATGTGTTTTAAAAGATACTGTCATCTTTTTAAATTCGTGTATCAGTTCTTCTTTTACAACTTTACTAAATTCTAAAGCATTTATTTTTTTGCCGCCTCTACTTAAATTTATTTCAGCTTGTTTCATAGCGTCATTACGATTACTAGCATTTACAACCATTTCAAAGTCTTCAGGATTAGGTTTGTTTTTGTAATCAACTTCACCTTCCATTCTAAATTTTGCCTCTTGTACATCTTCTTTTACTTCACCTAAAATATTTTTTACCGTGTCAACAGGTAATTTCATTACCTTTGCAATCTCTTCAGCACTTTTACCTTGATCAAACATTGTAGCAATAGTTTTCATCTTGCCTTCTTCTAGGTCAAAATCTTGTTGCGTTACTTCTTCTCTAAAACTACCAAATGGACTAAAAGTAGTTACTTTAACACCCATATTTCTCACTGTAAGTTTAGATTGTGAACCACTTGATACAAATGGTATATTTGCTTTAGATAATTTTTTTAGGTCATCATCTTTGAATTTATCCAAGATGTTCATTAATTGTTTTGCTCTAGCTGCTGTAATAGTTTTACCTTTTAAAGGTTTGTATTCTTTGCTAAGAATTGCAATCTGCATATTAGATAGGCCTTCTTCTATAGCCTGTCTCATTGTTTTTCTGTATCTACTCATTAGTTGTTTACCTTTGCTCCTGCTCTCCATTGATAACATGACCAGTATCTTGCTTTTGTTTTAGGTCCTGGATTATCGCAATTGTGCCTAGCTCTGAAGCTTTTTCTTCTTGCTGGGTCATCTCTTTTAATACTTAATCCTGTTGTATCACCAAATGAAACTTTGATTACTTTACCTGCTTCGTTCTTAACATATACATAGAATTTTTTACTTCCACCACGAATAGGGTCATTTAATGTTACTTTTTTACCTTGATATTCTGCTTCATAAATGCCTTCTTGTTCATGTTCAAAGATACATTCTTCGCAAGATTTGTCAATGTTTTCGTACTCGTTAAATGTTTTCATTATAGTTTTTCTATCATTTTGGCCACTACCTCTGATAGTTTGGCCTTCCATTCGTCTTTGTATCGTTCTCTATATTTATTCATTGTTGACTCTGTACTTGCCCATTCTTTTACATCTTTTTCAGATGGTTTTTCTTTTTCTCTATCCAAGAAACCTTTTACTTTTTTAATAGGATTTTCTTGACCTGGTGTCATATCAACTGTATGTTTTGTATATTCAGGTGTTCCAACCTCATAAACTTCACCATACATTTTTTTAAATTTGGTAGTATGAATACTTGGTTTAGTCTTAGCACCTTTATCACCTGGCGCTGGTCTGTTATCATTCTTAGTGGTATCTCTATTCTTAAAATGATCTGCTCTCTTATCTTTTGTGCCTTTTTTTAAGTCTTTGTAATACTTTTTAGGTTGAGTACCGTCTTTTTTCTTCACATCTTTGTCCTGAGGTAAAGCATCCATATCTTCTTGCACCTCAGATACAGCTTCAAAACCATAATCAACATTCAAGTTTACTTCTCTCATGTCTGCCTCTCTATCGGCTGCCACAGGAATACAATCCCATATCCATGCCTTATGTAAATTATTATTACTGTCTTCTAATACAATAAAGTTTGTTCCTTTTCTCTGTACTGTACCTTTTATATCTTCTTTGACATAATCAACCTTGTCTCCAATGTTGAATATTTGGTCTCTAATATAAAGGTCTCTAATTTGTTGTTGTTCAAATTCTTCCATACTAGCAATTGGTTGTGCTTTTTTCATGTAAATATAATTAGCAGCCAATCTCATTCCCTTTCTTACTTGTTTCATAAGTCTATCTGCGTCAACACCTGACGGTAGTCCTTTTTTAAAACTAGCAAGGTCGCCCTTAGCAGCTGCAGCTCTCATCTTACTTGCACTCATACCCGTAGCTCCCTCTGCGTCTGGATCTCTCTCGCCAGCAGATACAACATTGACATTATCAAAGTTATAGTAACCATGTCTTGATTTTACATTGTTGTATTTGTTAATTATTGTTTCAAATTCTCTAACTCTATCGCTACCTACAACCATAAAGATTTCTGTAATGCCTTGATTGTGAAGTTCAGTACAAATATCTAATATCATATTTGTAGTGTTAATTACTATCTTTCTAGCATGTCTAGGAAACATCTGTTTCATTATTGATAGTTTATCTCTAGCAGATAGTGGATTCTTTTTAGCGTCTTCACTTCTACTTAAATAAATTCTGTAATCGTCAGCACGAACACTTGCAACTTTATTAATTAATTTTTCGTGACCTATTGTAGGTGGATTAAATCTACCAAATGTAAATGCTAAAGTTCTTCTTCTAGCCTCATGCATTTCTAAATCATCTATTTCTTTATCAGTTACTTTGCCGTCATCTAAAATCTTTTTACATTTCTTATAGAATTTTAGATAGTGATATTTTTCTAACATCTTATATATCACGGCTTTTGGTAATCTATTTTTAATACCATACTTTCTAATTTCATCCGGTGACATGTCTTTATCAAATGCAGCTCTTCTTTCTACATCAACACCGTCACCTATCTTTATAATATCTTTTATACTATCTTCTATCTCATCTAGTTTTGAATTAATTTTGTCTTGTAAATTTAATACATCATCATTTGTTAAACCCTCTAGTTCTCTGTAATCAATAATATCTCTTTTTAATTCACCTTTTACCACATCTATTTCTTGTACTTTCTTTTCAAAATCATTGACATACAAAGAAGCATCAAAAGTAAAATCTTCGGGTCTTTTAACAAACTCATTATCTTCTATATCAAATACAGTGTCAGCCTTTTTTTCTTGGTCTTGATAAGTCTTCATGTCTGTAATAAAGTAAAAGTTTATCGGGTGTTTGGTGCCTGGTATTAATTTACCTTGTATGTTATCTGGATTTTTAGCAGACAAATACTTTTGAGATAGTCTTAATCTTTCGTCTTCTCTTTTATCTTTTGGTACATCAAACAATACATTTATGTCAAGGTCTGCGTCATCTCTATATCTTTTTGTTAAGATAGAACCAATAAGACCAATCTTTACGACTGGATATTCTGTTTCAAACTCCTCAATCTGTTTATCAATTAATGATTTAACACTATCTTTAATTTTAGGATTGTTAGTATCAGCGTTATCAAATACACCTTTAGCGTAAGTTCTTCTTGGTATATCTATGACTGCCTCTAAAAAAGTTTTCATCTTCTCTTTAATCTTCTTTCTGTAGCCATCCATCTTTTTGCTGTGTATGACTTAATTTTATTTGTTAATAGTCTTCTAACTGCTTTAGAACATCTGTCCATAATTTGAGTTGTCAATTCTCTATCGTCTTTACTATTATCAATAATTATCATGTTACCCATACCAAAACTATTTTGAAATTTACCTATATTACTTTGAACAACACTATGTGATTTTCTTGTAATATATTCTGGTACACTTCTTTCTCTTTTTTTGTTTCTTTCTAATGCAACATCTAGACTTGTATTTACAAATATCATATAGCAATCATAACCTAATTGATCTAGTATTGCTTTTTGCCTTGCAATCTTATCGTAATCTCTGCCTGTACCATCTATGACCATACCTAATCTTCCTTTAATAGATAAGTCCATAGTTTTATCTGTAGTACCTTTTGCTCTAGCTCTTAATATATCTCTCGCTTCTGCCTCATCTTCAGGCATTTTTAAAGATAATCCATTTTTTCTTAATGCACTTTCAAAGGCACTATCTGAATTAATCTGTCTTAGACCTGTGCCACCAAATGCATTTCTAGTTACAAATGTTTTACCTGAACCTGGTCCACCTGCTAAAAAGAAAGCCTTAAATATATTAGGGTCATATAAACCTTCTTTTAAATCTTGAAATCTTATGTCGTCAAACTGTTTCATCTTTTATAACCTGTTCCTTTTTTTCTATCACTCCATCTTTTTTGCCAAGCATATTGACTCATTTTTATGCCAATACTTTCAATGATATCGTAATATACATCTAATATTCTTATCATTTTCTTTTTAATTAAATT